CTGATTCTGCGACGTACGTGGGCAGACCTATCGCTTCCCGGTGCGATCATGGACCGCGCCCGTGACTGGCTCATGGATACGGACGCACGGCCCAAGGATGGCGGTCGCATCTGGGTCTTCCCATCTGGTGCGCGTATTTCCTTCGGATACCTCCAATACGACAAGGACAAGTTCCGATACCAGTCAGCGGAATTCCAATTCATCGGCTTTGACGAATTGACGCAGTTTCAGCAGGAAACCTACGAGTACATGTTCAGCCGTATCCGTCGTCCGTCGTTGGTGTGCCTGCGCTGCCAGAAGCCCGTGAAGCGCTACGGTCGTCAGTGGAAGCACACCTCTTCTTCGAACCCCTGCGATCAAGTGACGCCGGACCCCAAGGTGCTGCGGCAGTACGGGCCAAGCAAGAGTGGGATGACCCTGTTCGATGTGCCACTGCGGATGCGTAGCGCCACTAACCCCGGTGGTATTGGGCACGCTTGGGTACGAGATCACTTCATCGATAGCCAATTGAAGAAGCCCGGTGCGATCTTCGTGCCTGCACTGCTGTCGGATAACCCGTCGCTTGACCAAGAGACGTACAGGAAGAACCTAGACCACCTGAATCCGGTGGACCGGGAACGCCTGATGAACGGCGACTGGGATGTGTCGGAAGAGGGTGCCTACTTCCAGCGGCACTGGTTCCGATTCCTACAGGACAAGCCGGATGACCCGAAGATTCGCTGGGTACGGTACTGGGACCTCGCGGCTACCGCCGATGGTGACTATACGGCGGGTGCGCTGGTCGGGCTGACGCCGGAAGGTGAATGGATCGTGGCGGATGTGCGGCGTATCCGTACTACTCCACAGAATGTAGAGCGATTCATCCAGTCCACAGCATCAGAAGATGGGCCGCATATCCCCATTCGCATGGAGCAGGAACCGGGATCGTCCGGCGTTGCCATGATCGATTACTACAGGCGGAAGATTCTGGTTGGATATGACTTCCGGCCTGACAGGAAGACTGGCTCTAAGGAAGTACGGGCAAACCCCGTGTCATCGGCTGCGGAAGCAGGGAACGTGTATCTAGTAGCAGGCAAGTGGAACAGAGACTTTCTCGATGAAGTATCGATCTTCCCCATGGGTGCGAATGACGACCAAGTTGATGCATTCACTGGTGCATTCGCGAATCTTGCACAACGACGCGCTAGGTTGTTGGTATGAGTAATCAAGAAGTTGTGGCGAACGCTGGCGGTTCGAATCTAAGACGAATCGCGCTTCTAGCCTTACTATTGATGATTGTAGGTGCCACAATGTTGACCGTGGGCATCATGCTCGCCTTTGGCGTACCCGCTGGTCTTGTGGCCTTGGGCGCGATCATTCTGGGCGGCGGCGTGTTGCTCGGACTGACTACGTAAGGGAGAGCCAAGGGTGCCAAGTTTTCTACGCGGCCTGATCGAACAGAAGAAGGCTCCCCTGAATCCGATTCCGCGTGCGGTAAGCAATTCGCGGACGGGGCTGGCCACGGCGATTCCCAACATGCAAATTTGGGATATCGACCAGGCTCTATTCCAGGGTTACGAACGGGTTATCTGGGTCTACCGATGCGTGGACGCCATTGCTTCTAATTCGTCGTACATGCCGATGATTATGCGCAAGTACAACGACAAGGATGGACAGGTCATTGAAGACCAGCACTTGTTCAATCTCCTGAACCGTCGCCCTAACCGCTATGAAACGGCGCAGCAGTTCCGGTATCGCATGGCTTCGCAGTTGCTCCTGTCGCGTCGTGGCGTCTTCATCGAAATCGTGAAGAACCGCGCGGGTAGGCCAGCGGAACTACACCTACTGCCACCGGGTATGACTCGGCCAGTGCCGGACCCCAAGGAATACGGGTCCGGCTACATAGTGCAGACACAGCAGCAGGGGACGGTAGAACTAGAGCCAGATCAAGTCATCTGGATCAAGGCCAAGCCGCATCCTACGGACGTATATGCGCAGATGACGCCGCTGGTGTCTGCGGGGCTTGCCATTGACACTGACTGGCTCGCTCGGCTGTATAACCGTAACTTCCTGGCGAATGACGGGCGTCCTGGGATGCTAGTCGCGGTCCAGGGACAGTTGATGCCAGAGGACGCTGAAGAAATCCGTCGTAGGTTCAGTGGCGGGCCTACGGCTGCGGGCCAGACCACGGTGATTGAGGCCGATGGCATTTCCGCTACGGATATGTCTGCGTCGCCGCGCGATGTGCAATACATGGAAGCGGTGCGCGGGTCCAAGGAAGACATTCTCCTAGCCTTTGGTGTGCCGGAATCTGTCCTGGGCAACGCTTCGGGTCGCACCTTCGACAACGCTGATGCTGAAGCAGAGGTCTTCTGGTCTGCGACCATGCAACCGTTCATGGATTCAATGGCTACGGGCTTCGATGTACTGACAGAAGACGGGCTTGAAGACGACATCTACGTCGCGTACGACTACAGCGTAGTCGATGTTCTACAGCGGCAGACACGCATCAAGCACGACAAGGCTCTGAACGAATTCCAGTCTGGCGTTCTAACAATTGACGAATACCTGGCCTTTGTGGGCAAGGAGCCGTTCGATGTTCCCGGCACACGAGTGTTGTGGATTCCGCAGGGCAACGTTCCCGTGGGCAAGAACGACGATGATACGAAGGCCGCTGCTGCCCTAATGCCCGTGGGCATGGCCCAGCCTGCCAACCCTGAAGAAGAATCCTTCAGAGGGGCCACGATGGGCACTGAAGCCGGTCAGCATAACTTCCAAAACGAATTGCAGGCACGGGCGCTTAGATTGGCGGGTAGGAAGAACCTCCCTTTAGACCAAACCGACCCGCAACCCCCAACAAGCCAGCCCGACCAAATCTCAGAGTTGCCGGAAACGAAAGCGCTTGATGTAGTCGAAGATGCAACCGTCATTGAATTCAAGGCATTTCGTCATCCATACGAAGCAGCGCGTACCGCAGTCGAAGCAGAGATCGGCGGTGTCGTCAGTGCGTGGTCGCGTAGGCAGGAACGGTCTGTCATTGAACGTCTGGGCGGCGTGAAGGCGCGCAAGCACACACGGCACTGGGACGGTGAAGCAGGAACCAAGGCTCTTGATGCTGTGTACATCGTGAATCCCGATGCATGGGCCGAAGACCTAGTTAGTGATATGTCTGACCTGCTCCGCTCCATTGGTGAAAAGGAAGCGATGAAGGCAGCGCGGCAACTACAGCGCGCCGGGGTCCTAGACAAGATTCTGGAAGATGGACAAGGCTTCCCCAACGAACGTACCGCTCTGGACAAGATTCTGGGCGGTCGCGGCCTGATGCGTCAGGCTGCAATTGATGGTCCCGCTAGCGCAGTAGAGGAAATGATCCGTGATGCAGCAATTCGGCAGTCCCAGAAAGTCATCGAAAGAATCGCAGAACTCGACGCTCAGGGTGCATCTCTGGACGATATCAAGTCGGAAGTGAAGAAAATGATTGGCTCCCGATCTTCTTGGCGGCGGGGTCTTTCAGTAGCGGCTGCAACTTCGATCATGGAAGGTGCGCGTAACGAAATTTATGCCAAGGGAGGGCGTCATATTCAGCGTGTATGGCGCACAATGCGCGACGAACGTGTTCGCCCATCACATCGCAGGGCGCACGGGCAAAAGCGCGTAGGTAGCAATAAGTTCCGTGTTGGAGGATGGCCGATGCAGTACCCAGGCGATCTAACAGCGCCCATTGAAGAAACTGCTAATTGTCGATGCTGGGTGGAATTCCATGTTCGGAACCCTCAGTAAGCGACAGATTTCCCGTATCCTACAAACATCGCCCGTACCGCAGGAGTCGCTATGAAGAAGCCGCTTGATGTTAAGACACTGGATGTTTTTCTGTCTGCCGTCGAAGATCGTCTTACCCACCTTGAATCCAAAATGTACAAGGAAGACGACGAAGAGCGTGAACCAGTATCGGAAGACACCATCGAAAAGAAGGGTGCCTGTCCCGAATGTGGCCTGCCTGAAGGCGAGTGCAAGTGCGGCTACTTCGACATTGATGCAAAGTCATACATTGTCGATGCGGAGACAAAGGTTCGTTACGTCCGTGATGCGGCTTACTGGGGCGTCCCCGTAATGACACCGATTGCGCCAGGAATGAAGCCGAAGGGTCCGACTTCCCCCACTGGTCGGGCGCGTCGCTCATCGATGACCGGACGAAGCATCCGTCGATCAATGCCAAGTACCAGCACTGGTAGTGACAAGACACCGGGCCGTGCTGCACCACGTAAGCGAGTGAAGCCAAAGCGCGCAGCAGGCGCAGGTGACGGTGAAAGCGGTGGCAAGAAGCCAGTACGCCAACGTGGAGGATTTAGTGGTCATGTTGTAGCGGACGAAGAACTGCGTAGGATAAGGGCGGAATCACGCCGTGAAAGCGGTGGCAAGAAGCCAGTGGACAAAACTCCTGGCAGCAACGGCATTTCACAGATGCACTTCGGTACTGGCGGCAAGGGTCCAGGTGGTTCTACTCACCGGGCAGAAATCGGCCAGGATGAAGACGGCAGTTGGCGCGCTAGTTTCACCCGCTTGAATCCAAAGAGCGGTGGTGAAAGCGGTGGACGTACTAACGTCCAGAAGTTTGAATCACGCGAAGAAGCAGAAGCGTGGGTGAATAACTCAGCCAAGCGCAGTAAGGTAAGTGCAAACCCTGATGCTGACAAGGAATCCGATAAGGAAGCCGGAGAGATTCGTGATCGCTACAACCCAGAAGGTAGCGACTCGGAATCGAAGTTTGGCAAAGATAAAAACGACCGCTACACCGCTGCTAAGGCAGAGGACTTTAGCGTAGATGCTGTAGCCAAGGAACTTGGTGGCATCAGCAAGGAAGGTTCTGCTAATGGTTCTGGTTCGCTAGAAGACCCAATTGACGTTGGCGATGATGTTGAACTAGCGCACAAGTTGCTCGCTGAAGGCAAGCATATCCGTATGAAGGATTCGAAGAGTGTTTCCAGCCTTCTTGATAAGTTGCACGATGTTGTCATGGACGCACGTGAGCGGGGAGATAAGGCACCTGAGTACGATCTTTGCAAGGTGTCTGTGCCAAAGACAAACTTGTTCTGCATTGAATCTAAGGGCGTACCACGAGTGTTCATGCCGCAGTTCAAGGGTGCACCACACGAAGGTTCGTATGCTGAAACTAAGTTGAACCCAGATAAGGGCGAAGCAGATGTTGAAGCGGAGTTCCGTGAACTGCTTGACAAGATGGGAATTAAGACGGAAATGAAGACCGTCAAGGCTTCTGACCTCAAGGCTTCACAGGAAAACCTAGACGGTGGCAAGGTTGCAGGCATGGCTAGGGCTATGAAGGAAGGCAAGATTCCAGACGCTCCAATCTTCGTCACCCGCGACGGATACATTGTTGATGGACACCATCGTTGGGCCGCTAAGGTCGCGATGGATATTGAAGACGGTGTTCTTGGCGATATTGAAATGATGCTACCCTCCAGTTAGGCAACAGTCAAGCTGTTGACCATTTTCCAC